TGCTGGGTTATCTACAAGGCTAAGCTCGCCAAGAACATACTTTTTAATAATATTGACTGGCTTACCACGAAAAAATTTATCTGCCGATGCAGATTTCTCAATTACTTTACCGCCAATTGAAAAAGAACGAAGTGTTCCATCAAGAACCTTTTGCCAAGTATCCTCGGCACCTTTTGAGATGTAAGCTTCTACTTTAACAGCATTGTATGATGTTCCGTCAGCGCCAGTAATAACAACTGGTTCATAACTGACAGCTTTGCCTACGGCAATAGGGGCATGCATCTCTCTAATATTCCCACCCCAGTTTGCAAAAGCTTCCTTGGATGCCTCAAAGTCAACAATATCACCAGCTTTATCAATATTGTCTGCAGTAGCAATACCTACCACAATTCTTTGTTCCCGCTTAATCATATCAATTGGGAATGAAATATTAAAATCCGACATTTAGCCCTCGTAGCCTACCAGCATATATTGTTTTTAACAATATTGCAAATCAGCCTAGTGCAAAAACTGCTACAGCAGAAGAGGCGGTGACTACTTGAATGGTTGTATAATCGCCATCAATTTCTATGTATTCCGTAGACTCTGCTGGAAGAAGGATTGTGTATTGTCCATTAAGATTAATGTCAACATCACTAGCACCCTTGTTGTAAACACACAACTTACTTGTATGCTGTCCAATATTTACAGCACCATCTGCTGTCACTAAATTTTTGTTTGAATATACCAAACTACCTTCACTCATCATATTCTCCTTGATTAAATTTACTGGTTGAATCGTTGTTCACTCCAGAATCTTGATTTTGACCACGCTCTGCTTGAGCTCCATCTGCTACTGGATCACTTGTTGCTCCATCACCAGTTGGTGACTTAGGTGGATCAGAAGCAGAATTATTATCGTTTCCTGGAGGAGCTCCTGGGCTGGAGTTGCCAGCCGCATTTTGCTCTTTTTTAACATTTGTTGGGAAAGGCAAAACGCTATCTCCATCGTATCGCTCTGGCAAACCGATTTGACCTCTAACCTCGTTAGGGGTAATGACTTCTGTGCGTAGATATCTGTCATTAATTCTTGACTGAATATCTTCATCAACAAGGTCAATCTTCTTCAACCGAATTGCCATCAGGTCGGTAAACTCGGCAATAAGCCTGTTTAGTTTCTTTTCAATAATTGATTGATCTGGACCAATCACTTGCATCTTAAAACTCTTGTCGGCATCTCTTGACACAGCAAGGTTGGCATTATCATAAACACCAACTTTCGGCGCAGGAACTCTGTTTGCAACAAGAATTTCATCACGATTTGATTTACGATATTTATCAAAAGAAGAATCTTGAATTCCAGCTTCAAGTTTTTCAAATTTAATATCAGTGTCTGTTCCAAGACTTGCAGGAATTGGAATAACTAGCGTACCGTGATTGCGACCCTTAACTTCGTTTCTAAAATAATTAATCAACTCTTGCTTTGACTTATTGCTAAGTTTTGCACCTTTAATAAGAATTGCATAACGGGGGATTGCTTTATTTTCAAAATAATCAATATTATATTCTTTTGCAAACTTATCACCAACAATTGCTGCAGCAGCAGAAACTGCTGATGGAATTCCATAGTATGTATTATTTGGTGAGTAGATTTTGAAATGAATCAGCTCGTTTGGCTTTGGATCATTATTAATTGGATCGGGAGTTTCTTTATCTTGAAACTGCCTAAAAAATACTGCTTGAATCTTATTTGTTTTTGCAATCTGAACATAGCCATCACGCTTTCTACGAACACGAACGAGCGTTGCTGGGACATGCCCAATGTACCCAATCTGACCAGCGTTGTTACGACCAATTTCAAGATAGCCATTGCCAACGGTTAAGACATCTTGCCATACACGAACTAAGGTTTCAATCAAAGTCTCTTCAATATTTAAGTTCTCAAATGTTTCATCAAGATTCTCTTTGAGATCCTGATACTGCTGCCTCAGCCTTGTAATCTTCTCTTCACTGCCTTGAGCTTTTTCAATTTTTCTTTTAGCCTTAAGTGTTTCTACAAATTCATATCCGAGACCAACGGTATTCATAACACGAGCATTAATTGCTGCATAGTGAATTGCACTTTGATCATACAAGCCAGCGAGTGTGTCTAAATCATATGGGGGGTTTACAATGTCGTAAAGTGAATATCCACTTACAACTTCTGGGTCAACATATTTTGACTTAGTACCATCTTCTCCCTCATGCTTCTTTTGCAGACGCATTGCTTTGCGTTTCATTTTTGGAGAAAGAGATGAAATTTTTACAAAAGAAAAAGGATCGGTATCTTCGGTTTTTGATGTAAACCCCATGTATGAAACATCATCTATTTCAGTTTCAACATAATCATCCTGCACGAGCTCCATCTTCTTATCCATTCTGTCTCCTATTGTCAAAGTGTTCATCAAACATATCTTCAAACGGGTCAGCTACAAATCCGTTAGCCAACCTCTCTGTTTGATCATCTCTTTCTGCGGCAGAAATTTTTCTACCTCCAGCAATCCATCTAACATGTCCATCATCATCGCCAGACCAGTACTTACCAGCATCAAGAACTCTTTTCTCAATGCTTAAATCATACATAATACCCTCTGCTGAAAGGACACCATCGCCATCCGACAACGCTTCACCTTCAGCCGTAAAGTATACACACACTCCGTAAGAGCGCTCTGGAACCCAAATATTCTTATCTTTGATCATATCTGACGACATAGGTTTAATTATACACTAGTTTTAATCAAAAACAGTACAGCTGTGTTCAGATATCAGCGTATCGGACATGCACCCGTTGCACAATCATCCATATCAATCATTAGATCGCTAGAGTTTTGCTGAAGTGGGATTGAAAAGTCTAGTTTTGCAACCGACTTGTTGTACTCTTCCTCAGTAATTTCTTCATACGGAGGAAGCGGGAAGTTGTGATCAACATGCAAAAGGAATGAAACAGACTTAACACTCTTATCGTAGTTTTTAGACAACCATTCCTGAATGGCTGGCAACTCTTCTTTACGATAATACACTGTTACAGAAACAGCATTGTCAGCCCACTCAGTCTGCATCTTCTTTACCCACTCAAGCTGATCTATTGCAGTCATGTTTGCGGCTAACACAGCCCCCTGTGGTGATTTGCATGGGAACTCAACAACATAGCGAGTATGATCTTCACGACCATCTAGCCCAATATCCCAAACAACCTTGTACCCACGCTTACGACAGGCATCCACTAGAGGATCAACAGAGCTAAAACGAACTCTTCTTGTATAGAAGTTAGCAAATGCTGGGTGAATACCTGGTGTCACACCTGGCAAGAGCGAAAGGGTTCCAGATGGCTGGACAGTGGTAAGTCTAACCGAAGGATTCCAACCGTGATCTTCACTGTAAGCTTTGTCAAAGCTCTTGAGGTATACATAAGTCTCATCAAGCCATGCAACTTGCTTTTCTGTTGCCTGAAGAATACCAGTCACAGATTGACCAAGGCGACCATTCTTATGAACAATTGTATTTGTCTTCTCGTATGGATATGAAAGTCTTGTAATTTGTTTCTGAACCATATACAGAAGTCTTGAAATCTCAAGCATTTGAGCCAACGACTCAATATTTGGCAAAAAGATTGTAGAGAGGTTACAAGATTCACCATCTGATAGCGCAATTTCTGCGCATGGGTTAAACCCTTCAACTGTTGGATCTGGTGACTTCTCACCCAATCTTCCGTATGTTCTTGCCATCTTTCTATTTAGCAAGCCGTATGGCTCACCAGTCCCGTCATAACCCTTCCAGAATTCTGGAACAATTTCATCATAGGAGTCTGCGTAAATACTATTATTGCTATTTGATCTCCAAGCTGGGACATTACCGCTTCCCCAGTTTTTTGCACGAAGGAATAACATATCATCAGGATCGCCAATAGCAATCTGTGCTGAACGGCGTGAGGAGCCAGAAATTACGATACGACCAATGATATTGCAAATATCCAACACATCAATTGAACGAAGTTTCTTCCCAACACGATTATCAAGAACTTTGCCAATATCAACAAGACCTTCTACGAGAGCTCCTGGACCAGAGGCAATACCACCAAATGTCTTTAGCGGCGCTCCATACTCACGAATAAGAATCGTTGAGTATGTAAAGGATTTTCCAGTAATAAAATAAGATTCAAGAACTTTGTGGAGAAGTTCTCTCCACCCCTGTCTTGAGTCTGGAACAATAAAATCAGCATCTGCTGTTCTTTCTGCTGTAATGTAATTGACTTTTTTAATCTTTGGCAGATCATGAATCTTTGAGCGCTCAACAGAAAAGCCAACACCGCCACCAAGCATCAAGTAATCAAACAAGAGTTCAAAGTCTTCAATCTTTTCAATGTTTGTATAAAAACAATTGTTAAGTGAAGTTCCAGAAAACTTACTTACAAGAGGTGTACCGAGCTGCCAGAGGGCTCTGCCAGAGACTGAGCACCTAAGATTAAACATGTGATCAAATAATTTCTCTGCCTCTTCCTGAGAAAAGGGAACTCCGATTTCAATAGCGCCATCAATAATTCTTTTTATAGTTTGAACCCAAGACTCTGTTGAGTCAGTTCCTTCAATCTTGCGACTGTATGTCCTAAGGAACACAACTTCTCCAAGTCCACCAAAACCCCAAGGCGGGGTCTTTGAACCATAACTAGCAATAAAATCATTTGACAACAGTGACATCTACATACCTCCAAAAGTAAGAACAACTAGTTTAGACGCTGAGCATAGCAGAGTCAAAGATTAGTACTTAGGACTACGACAAAGATTTTTGATAAAAATCAAGACGGTTTAAAATTTTATCTGCGACAGATGACCAAGACCACTCGGAGTGAATAATCCTTGCTGATTTAAACGCATACTTTTTAAAATCATCATACTCATTTACAACATTTTCCATTAAGTCAAGGAGTTGTTGAAAATTTGGACTTGCCCAATCCCCAGTATCACAATCGTAGAGATGATCTTGCCAATCAGCTTTTACAAAACTAGCTTCAAGAGGAATGCCATATTTTGCAAAATCAGCACAACCAGTTAAGTTTGTGACAATTGTTGGTAGACCAGTTGCAATTGCCTCAAAAGGAATCATTCCAAAACCTTCACCCATTGTTGGATAAACCATACAATGACATTTGTGATACAAAGATACTAAATCTTCTGTGCTAAAGTTATCTGGAATCCCAAGAATCTGAGGGTGATTATGAGCTGGCACAAGTTGATCATTAACATAACACTCTGCATAGCAGAACTTGTTATACTTTAAAACTAGTTGAAAATCTTCATTGCCATCGTATAACTCAAGAAAAGCGTCAACAACCATTTGTGCATTTTTTCTTTTTGAATCTCCACCGACATGTAAGAAATTAAACTTCCCAGTTAGTTCTCTTTCAAGTATAGAAAATTCTGGAGAGATACCGTGAGGGATGGTAAATACATTTGCATTCACATTGTGTTTAATATAAATATCTCTGATGAAATCAGATGTAGCCCAAACCTCATCACACTTACGCATGTTATCAATCCAGTGTGGAGGGATCTTGGTTGACTCCCAAGGAGTATAACCAATATTGTATTTTGACTTTAGCTGATAGTAAGTTGGGGGGCAGAAGTTGATGTGATACGGAATGTCTTCTCGTGTATAAAACACCGCACACTCTTTTTCCTGCAAGGCTCTGATTGTAGACAGGGCAGCATTATAGTAACCCTGGCTATACCAAGTGTCACCAGATGCATCTACATGATTTAGACTAAACCAGCTAATTTTTTTCATTAAAGGTGTTACTCTTTTTCATTCTCCAGAACGATTTTGTCTGACGACATAGACAAACATTTTACACCTTTTTGCATCAGCTCGTTGGCTGTTTCTTCAGATATTTCTACGCTGATTGGCATGTTGGTAAAAACACACCTTGTAGCCGCAAGATAAAAATCATCAAATTTGACAACACTGATTTGTTCGGGGTCAACAATTGCAGCAGGACCATAATCATCTGATTCTACAACAGCAATAATCTGCATGCTTCTACCTTACCATCTTTTCCGTTCGGAACATAGTGTTGGTATACTTAGTATACTAAGTATATAAGTATATATAGTTTATAAGTATGCTAGGTTTTCCCGCATGCCCGCATGCGAAGCATACCATGAAATCTGAAAAAATTCCTGAGTAAATGATTTTTTTTTAATTTTTCTGATATCCTGTCTACATGTCAAATTTTTTCTTTTGGATAGTCTGGTTTACTGTATCTGCTTTTGGTCTGAAGTACTCTACAAATCAATTACTGGATAAGGATCTTAGCATACAGGCAAGCTTTGTTATTATGTTTATTTATCAATGGATTAGATTTGTTAAACCAACAGATAAAGTTAATACTAATACAAATAAAACTTTACCTCCACCAAATACTAATACTAAAAATAAGCGTAAATATGAGAATAACTAGTTTTAACTCTGATATTAATCTAGAGGATATTGAGTCTCTCCAGATTATAATTAAGGCTGTGCCTTTTGAGGATAGTTATGTTCCAGCTTTTATTATTATGTCTCCAGAAGATAAGTATGAAATGACAATTGACGAACTTAATTCTTTGATGGATGGAATAGAGATAGCAAGAAACAAAGTTGATGAAATCATTACATATATTTTAAGAAAAAAAATATTTAATGAAAACGGAGAAGATAGATATGATTTTGGGACAGGTAATTAAAGACTTTCCATATCCGACAAGAACATGTCCATATTGCAATAGAAATCTTGTTGTTGTTAATGCAGTTCACTGGCATGAGGACAGGTATCAATACAAAGCACTTTATTTCTGTTCATATGGGGAATGCCCTGTTTATGACGAAGGTGCTAAGAAAGCTTATGCAAGAATCGTATATTCATCCGAAGACGCTGCCGCATACTTTTGGCGTGTACAAATCCCAGTTCAACGCTGGGAGCAGGCTGATGTTGTGAGTATTTATGAATAATATGATAAAATAATAGATTATGCCAGTGAATAAATGTTCAGAAGATGGAAAACCAGGTTTTAAATGGGGAGACTCAGGTGCTTGTTATATCTACACCCCAGGCAATGAAGCATCAATAAAATCTGCAAGGAAAAAAGTTCTTGCTCAAGCCCTTGCTATTGGTGATATTGGTAAAGATGATGATCTTCTATCGGAAGAGAATATTGAATATGCAATCAAGTCTTTGAAAGAATGGTTTAAAGAAAAATGGGTTGATATTTCAAGACCAAAGCCTGGTGGTGGATTTGAACCGTGTGGTCGTGCAGATGCAGATTCTGGTAAGTATCCAAAATGCGTTCCTGCTTCAAGAGCAGCGAGAATGACACCAGAACAAATCGCCTCAGCCGTCAGAAGAAAAAGAACTGCTGAATCTACTCAACAAAGAGAAGATAAAAAGCCAATAAATGTTTCAACAGAAAAAGCAGAAACAAAAAATGTTCCAACAAATCCAGCTTTATATGCTAGGGTTAAAGCAGAAGCTAAGGCTAAATTTGATGTTTATCCATCTGCATATGCAAATGCATGGCTTGTTCGTGAATATAAAAAAAGAGGTGGAGGTTATAGAACAGTGAATAAAAGTTTTGATGTTTATAAAGTCGCAGAAGACTTAGCAGAGGAAGAGGCAGCTCTTGCCGATGCACTTGTAACAATTGCTCGGACTTATGGAAAGTTCAATGAAGATGAAACTGGCATTTGGGCTGGTTACGAGAGCGCTGAAGAAAACGAAGTTAAGGATATCGGCGTTAAATGCTCTAATTGTGTTCTCTATGAAGGTAATGGTGTATGTATGGTTATTGCTCAAGAAGTTGAGGATGACGGAATGTGCAGATTTGCCATCATTCCAGATGGAGTCGTAACCCCAGAAGGGGATGACGATATGGAAGACGATATGGAAGAAGAAATGGATAAAAGTGTTGGAATCAGCATTGCTGATGAGGTTATAAAAAATTTACTATGATATGCTAGTAAGCATATCTTTAATACAAGGAGAATATATGAAAGACAATATGAAAAAAATGGTCTCTGACCACAACTCAATGAAGTCTTGGCACGAAACTGCTGCAAAAACTGCCGCAGAACAAATGCAAGATCACATTAAGGCTGCCGCATGGCATAGTTCGCAAGTTGATATTATCAAGGGAATGTTTAATGAAGTTCCTCTTGACCCAGAAAAGAAAGTAAGTTCAGTCCCAACAGCTGGTTCTGCATCAACACCAACATCTGGTGCTGGAAAGACATCGGCTACAAACGAAGTCCCGCTTGACCCAAAAACAGTTAAGAAGAGCGATCTTGTTACGGCACTCTCTTCTTTTGAAGAAGAGTTCGGTAAGTTTGATATGTCAGTAGAGGATATTGCAAGCTTTCTGCTTGCATAATAGTGAGGGTTGATGGAAGCCGTAACTGTTGCTCTAATTGCTGCTGTCGGGGGAATCCTGGTAGCTTTGGTACAAAAGGGAAGAATAGAAAACAAAAACGATCATGGCGTAGTCGCTTCTTTGCTAAGAGATCTTCATAGTGATGTTGAGGTTGTAGAGAGCAAACTTGACAAACACATTGAATCACACAATCCAAAACAAGAAACAAAGCCAGTAACAACTAAAGTCGTTAAAAAAGTATCAACTAAAAAATAAATTTAAACAGGCATCTTCAGGTTTGTAGTATTCCGAAAGGTTATTATAAATGTGTGAGGATGCCTGTTTTTTATTTTTAAAATAATCACTTATCCCGTTGATTTCCTTTTCTAATAATGATACGCTCTTCTCACCTAGAGAAAGGCTATATATGTCAGAAGAAAACATCAACGAAGAAGATTCTGGATTTACTGCAACAAAAGAGTTCAGTGTAATTTTTGACAAGCTTATTGGCTTGATCCCAGTCTCAGACCACAGAGAAGCTGCTTCTGTTATTTACGGTCACTACAAAGGTTGGTCTCCATCAAAGACCATTAAGTATTACAGCATTGATGAAAAATCATATTCAAAATACGCTGAGCTTTTTAAGTTCAAAGAAAAGGTGGTAAATCAAATGAGTGGAAGAAAGTCAAAACAAGATAACATTGTTAGTTTCCTTAGTGGAAATGTTGGTAAGGTCATTACACCTGTGCAGCTTGCAACGGATGTAGAAATCTCACTACCAACTTTTTACAACTTCTATAATGCAAATCGTTCTTACTTCAAGAAGGTAAAGCGTGGACATTTTGAAATTGTAGACCCAAAGGTTGAACGAGCAAATAGCTAATATGGAAAAAACAATAGTCATACGAAATACAAAATCATGGGAGTTCTGTGCGGAAGAAGCCGTAAAAGACTTATTTTGGTTCGTAGATAGGTTTGATATAACTGGTATGACTATTGAGTGTGGTACTTCTCAGAAATCACGGATAAGTAATTTTTACTGGGATAACTTAAACATTGAATTATCAGATGATCATGTTAATAATATTAAAAAAATTATTGGTTGGTGCATTGATAATAAAACATGGGAAAGTGACCCTCATTATTACACAGGTGAAAATGATGATAAGTTGATGTATTGTCGGCAGTACCATAGTTGGTTATGGTCAATGATTGGTGCTGCCGCTCTGCACTACTGTAAGGTAAATGGTATCTCTTTAGACAAAGAAATGCTTTCATCTACTCTGATTAAAAAACAAAAAGATTACGGTCCAAAAAATATTGAAAGATTTGGTCTTAACGGTCTGACTATCAGGCTGCATGACAAAGTAGCTAGGTTAGAAAATCTTTTATCAAAACCAAAGGGAGTTACTAATGCAGTCTCAGATGAAAGCGTTTATGACACATTGCTTGATATTGGCGGTTATGCTGCGATTGCACTGATGTGGATTCGTGGAGAGTTTCTTCTACCAATGGGTGATTTATGATTTTATTTAAAGATTTAAATATTGGTGATATTCCATTAACGCCTGTTAATTTATCAACAATTCCAAATACAGATGAAGCTGATGAAGCAATCCTTTTCTATGCAAAAAGATACGGACACCCAGTTGGGTATCTTCAGGAACAAGATGGAAAAATTGTTCAAAATATTTTTCCAATTAAAAAATCAGCAGAAAATCAAATATCGTCATCTTCAAAAGCTGCGCTAGAACTTCACACAGAGGCTGCTTTCCATCCTCATCTTCCAGATTACCTACTTCTTCTATGCTTGCGTGGAGATGAGAATGCTGGAACAACATATGCTCTTTTATCTGATGTATTAAAAGATATACATATTGGAATTATTAATATTTTAAAAAAAGATTTATTTGAAACATCTGTTGATGAAAGTTTTAGATTAAACGGAGAAAAAAATACTCTTGTAAGACTTCCAATTTTAACCATTGATTCAAATGGTCAATACAAAATGAAATATGATAGAACCGTTATGAGCGGAATAACAACAGAAGCGCAAATGGCTTTAAATATTTTTAATAAAGCTATTGAAAGAAATAAGCAAACAATTTTTCTAAACACTGGTGATCTGATTATAATTGATAATGCAACAACTGTTCACGGCAGAACATCATTTAATGCTAAATATGACGGATCAGATCGGTGGTTAAAAAGAGTCGTTGTAAGAAAAGAAATAGATTCTATTAATTCCACCAGTTTCTGTCCAGAAACAGGGTATATTATTATTAATAAATATAAGGATGATGATAATGACAGATAATTTTTATGACCCAGAAAAAAATTTTAATCCATTTTTTGGAACAATGGAAGTAAATTTTGAGCAATGGATTGCTACTGGGATAGATAATGGTTGGATCAGTAGACCAGTGTGTTCAACACATGATGGTGTTCCAACCACGCATGATGAGGATGTGGAATGGGAAGAGGGTGGGGATCCATGTATCTACGCTGTTCGCCTATTTGCAGATGATGAAGAAAGAAAAGCCGTGGAGGACAACTGTGGTATATAAGATGGCAAGACAGCCTGCAAAAGTTGAAGAGATGGATGCCTGGGTTATTCGTTATGTAAACAAGCTTAAGAACATGATGGGTCTTTCTAATTGGACAATCATGATGCAAGCAAAGCCATCTAGTGCTGATGCCCTTGGTGAAACAGAAGTTATTCATGGTCAACACCTAGCAAAAATGTATTTACACAAAGATTTTAGGAAAGACACACCAGAAGATATTCGTGCAACAATTGTTCACGAATTGCTTCATTGCCACCTAGCTGTTCTTGAAGAAGCAGTACATGAGGTTCTTAAACCAGACTCAGATGATGCAAAGGCTAAAGCGGTGCATAAAATGGTTATTTCACTCATTGAGTATGAGAATGAAAGAATTATTGACAGCCTTGCAGAATCAATGGGTAAGTGGATGCCAGTTCCAGACATGCCTAAGCCAAGAGCTCAGAAAAAAATTGTAAAGAAAGCTATAAAGAAACAAGTAAAGAAGAAGTCTTAATGCAAGTTCCAGATAACATGATTCCTCATATTGAAAAAATATT